CCGAGAGCGAGGCCACGCGCTGACCAGCAAACCTGATCCATGATGTGTTGGATCTGACCGTAGAAGGTGAGGTTGTGAATCTCCGCTTTGTAAGTAGCTCCGGTAGCTGCACACGATTCTGCTTCATCGCAGTTGCCGTCGTTGTTGCGGATACATGCGTAGTAGATCGCGTTGTATACGTTGCTTGCCTCGTCGGGGTTGATATCCATCTCGTTCATGATCTTATTCATGATAGTGGGGCGCGCACTTTTGCTGTCTTTTGCAGACGCTTGGATTTTAAGGATGGTAGCTTCGACGATGTTAGAATTTAATACGCTCATAATAATTTCCTTGAGTAAAAGGGAGCAACATGCTCGTTAGGGTTAGTGTGTGAACTGATATTCGTTTACTGCACATAGCTCCTGAGTAATACCATAGCTATTATTCTCGATGAAATCAACAACATCTACATTCAATGCATAGAATTCCTCTTGTTGGGGTTCGTGTTCAGTGGTTAGTGACCAATGTTCGCGGTCGAGGTTAACTCTTGGTGGGTACATAGCGGCTCCTAATTATGATAGTTGTGGTGGTTTTCAGGTTGGCATTGACTGGCTGACGCATCTCCTAAATCGTCAACCTCAGATATCAATAGGACACCTAATGTAAGTTTGATTGCATCGATTGGATTGTCTTTGATCCAGTCTAGAGTTTGCGTGCTTGCTGGCTTTGCGTGACGGGCAACAGTGCCCCATATCTCTTCCCTCCTGTCGATTACTTTGCGCGTGAAGTTACTGAAACTCATCTGCTAACCTCCCTTCTTGAGTTAAATACCATCGAGGTGTTTCGTTAAGCTCGCACATCCAACCGTTGGGTATAGCGTCTTTTATACACACGGTGTTGGGTGGTATATCGGATGCATACACAGCTGATTGACTTGTGTATGCGTAGGCTGCTCCTGATAGATATATTACCACTGCCATTACGATAGAAATAGCAACGGTATTAATGTTGTCCCTAGTGAAGAGCTTGCGGATTTTGTTGATCATGATAGTGCTCCCTCGCTGTGAATGTGGACTTGTCGCAACAGTACATAGGTGCGGAAACTTTCCGCCCAATCATCGTCCATGCGTATAAACTCTGGTGCGTTAACACCCTGCGTGTTGATGTGCATGTACTCATGCATCAGGTCTGCGTTGCTCGGTTCGTGGTTCATAACAGTGCCTCCTGTGGATTTTTATGCCAACGACTCTATTGCTTTGTCATCAGCGTCAAAGTTCAGTTGCTCGTTTCGCATTGCGATACCCGCTAACTGCTGTTCGAGTTGGCTTATTTCTTCCTTTGTGTCGCGAATCAATTTGTTTTGTCGTGACACAAAGGCGTCAGCGCGTTCTGAAAGACGGCGGCCTTGTAAAACTAGGTCGTCTACCATTTTAAGAACGTCAGCGTTATGTTCAGTTTGAGTTTTCATAACATAAATACCTCTTTTATGATTGGTGATATGTGTACCACGGACATGTAAACGTTGATGGTCCATAGAGCAGTGATGACGAACTGATGATAGTCCGTAACAAAGTTACCTATTAAAGCTCTCATGATAGTGACTCCTAAAGTGACAGAATGATTACGGTGAATAGATAAGCGACAGGCATCGCTACAATCCAAAATAGGATCGCTTGGCTGACTTCTACGATTAACGCTCTGCGCTTAGCGGTTTGCGCTCTACGAACTGCGGTCGAGTTCATGATAGTTGCTCCTTTAAGGTGGTTTTGTGTACCAATTTGGGGATTTGAAAGTGGTACACACTTTGAGAAAAAGTGATGCGAAATGCGTTTTGGAGGAAATGTGTACCAATTTGGGCCAATGTGTACCGCGTGTGTACCACCTAAAAAAGGCTATTTTCACGCAAAAAGTTGTTATAAAACAACTGTGTACCATGTGTACCACCTATTTTCAATTTCAATTCAAATATGAGGTATACAAAAAGGGGTACCACTACACTAGTAACAGGGAAAAAGGTGGTACACATGGTACACATTACCTAAGTGCATGATAGTAAAGGTGTTTGTTTGTACCAAATTGTCGATTTTGAAGTTGGTACACATTTTGGATGTGGTACACACCTAGCGGGGGCCAAAGACATGTTCCCACCAGAAGGCTAAACTCGATTCGAGATCCGTGACTATGAGGTCAAAGCACAGTTGTTCGCCGTGGGTAAGGTCTAATGAGAGTTGTCTCATGTGTTTCTCCTATTAGAGTTTCATGGTGTGGTGGTGGATGGCTTTCGCCTTGGATGTGGCATGGTCGTACCCCATGCGCCGGTACTTGTTGTACTCGGCGCGGATGGCTCTCTCCCGGCGGCTCATACGAGGCAGTCTCTGACGTATGCCTCATACATGATAGTGAGAGCCTCGTCGGTTAGTTCCCAAAGCTCGCTGTACATACCTTCTTCGTACCAATCTTCGAAGGAGAACACTCCGAATATCTCTAAGTGATTAGTATTCATGCTGCTACTCCTGCTGCACGCGCTGCGGCACGAGCTTTGCGAGTGGCGTGGCCCTTCTTGGCTGCGGCTGAGCGAGCGAGCTTGGGGTCGAAGCTAGACTTCGTGGTGAGTAGGCCAGCACTGGTGACGTGGACAACGCCGTTGGCTACAGCGAATGCTGGGTTAGCCTGCGGTACTCGCTTGACCACGGGACGCGCACCGTTCTTCGTGGTGGGCGCTTTGCGGACGCATGTCCATAGTCCGTGACCACGTCCGATGTTGATGCGACCCACTTGCTGCATCTGTGCGATCAGCTTATCGGTTGCCTCGGCAGTTGTTGCTGGGCGCATGAACTCCCAGACCGAACCGTTCTTGGCCTGAACCAAGATAGCGAACGCGTTGGACTTGCGGGTGGCAATGTTGTTGATGTTGGCGAAGATGTTGCGGGGGGCGTTAGTAATGTTCATGGCGATATACTCTCTATTCTGTTGGCTGACCATTCAACCAATCACTCTCTGCTCCCCACCGAGCGGCGATGAAATCGACGCTCGATTTCGGACAAGGTTCCTGTGAGATATTCGGAGACAAGGTTCCAGATCCGTGATCCGGGGTTGGGGGTGTCTGATAAGAGGAAGAGGAGATAGTGCGTGAGCGATTCAGAAGGTGTTTTCAAATATTTTTTTCTAAAATTTTTTCCTAGAAATTTAGCTATATAATACTTGAGGTATTAATGCTAACCTCGGAGCATGGATCGTAAACCCGAAACGCGGATATGCCTCAAGTGCGGAATTGCCAAGCCAATCGACGACTTCGAAACTAGGAGACTTCGCTGTCGATCTTGCAAACGTGCGGGGGACAACAAGAATGCCAGTTCATCCTACGTCGTGTATTTGCACGGTTTGTACGTCGTAGTGAAAACGCGTGCTAAACGTCGCAGTCAAACAATGACACTTACCAGAGACGACCTTGTTGCCCTGTGGGATGCGCAGAATGGGCGTTGTGCGCTGTCCGGGGTCGTGATGACGCACCACAGAGATGGAACCGGGAAAAAAGAATTTAACGCAAGCCTAGATCGCATATCAAATGTTGGCGGGTATGACCGTCATAACTGTCAATTAGTCGCGTATCGTGTAAATATTTTGAAAAATAAGCTTACTGAAGACAATTTTTACTGGTGGATCAAGACAATTCATGATTTTTCTTGCGATTAATTAATAGCGGGGGTATTATTCATCATGAGCATAGACGAGGAACTAGAGCTTTTTTCTATAAGTGGCCTCGATGACGCAATTATTGGCACGACGGTGCGTGATGGCGTGGAAGTTATTGCATATGACTTCGATAAAGCTGTAGAAATAATCGTAAAACGGGGTTTTACAAGAGATCACGCACACGATTGGTTGGGAGATGTGGCGGATCGCCAATTCGAGGGCGCACCGGCATTCATATATGCCGGATCACCAGAAGGTTTTTATAGTTTTGACTCAGATAGCGGAACCACAATCCACTGACCTTGTCAGTGACCACCTAGAGTTTCAATCGCGGATGCCTTATATGGGCCTCGCGCGCGGTTCGCTGACCATGCAGCAAGAGAAGCTGGTCATGCTGCATATTTCCGGTATGTCAGTCGCGGCAGCGGGTCGCGGTGCGGGGTACTCATCCCCCAGTTGCGCTTACGCAGCGATGAAGTGCCCAAATGTCCAACAAGCGATGGAATTTCACCGCGAAGAGATGCGCGAGACTGTGAAGTTCAACGCGCAGAACGCTCATATGATGTATATGGAGGCGTACAACGCTTCTGCTACAGCGACCGAAATGAAAAACACCACCGATTCGTTGGTCAAGCTGCACGGCTTGGGCACCCCCGACAATGCCACACAAGTAAACATCTCTATTAACGGCACCAAGCAGCTTGAACGCATGAGTGACGAGGACTTGTTGAAAATCGCAGGTAAAGACATCGACTACTTAGAACCAAAATCGGAGTTATGACCGACTCGGACAAAATAACGTGCATCCGCTGCAACAACTCTCATTCAGAGACGTTGTACTCAGGAGGCGACCGGCTATGCGTTTACTGCAAAGCGGATATTGCGGAGCAGGACGTTCGGCCAGCTGTTATTGAGCCGGAGCAGCCGAAAGAGCAGACAGTAGAAGAGAAGGCGAAAGCAGAGCTTGCGCTGCGGTTCCTCACGCGAAAACGGTTGTTGCCGTTTGTAGAACGGTTTAACCATGACTACCAAGCGGGTTGGGTACACAAGGATATTTGTAAAAGACTAGAGGAGTTTAGTCGTGATGTTGCTGAAAAGAAGTCTCCAAGACTTATGCTATTCATGCCACCCCGACACGGTAAAAGTACGCTTGCGTCAGTTTCTTACCCGGCTTGGCACTTGGGCCGTCATCCAGAGCATGAATTTATCAGTTGTTCGTACTCGGGTTCGCTTGCGATGGCTTTCAGCAGAAAGGTTCGTGGACTGCTCCGTGAAGAGGGATATAAGTCTGCTTTTAGAACTCGCCTCGATCCCCAATCACAGTCAGCCGAAGCGTGGCTTACAACTGCTGGCGGTGGTTATGTTGCTGCCGGTGTGGGTGGTGGCATCACTGGTAAAGGCGCTCACGTACTTGTCATCGACGATCCGGTAAAGAATAGAGAGGACGCAGAGTCTCAGAACTCGCGAGACGCGAATTGGGACTGGTATACGTCAACAGCGTACACGCGCCTCGCTCCGGGCGGCGGGATACTGGTAATTCTTACGCGCTGGCATGACGACGATCTAGCGGGAAAACTGTTAAAGCAGGCGAGCGACAACGGCGAGCAGTGGGAGGTGGTGAACTACCCAGCTGTCGCAGAGGTAGATGAAGAGTTTCGGAAGCAGGGTGAACCTTTGCACCCCGAGCGTTATGACGCAGAAGCGTTAACACGAATCGAGAAGGCGGTTGGTCCAAGAGATTGGTCGGCACTGTATCAGCAGAACCCCGTTGCGGATGACGGTGATTACTTCACGCGGGACATGATTCAGTACTACGACCCAGAGGACATAGACATCGACCGGATGAGGTTCTACGCGGCGTGGGATTTGGCGATTGGTAAGAACGACCGGAACGATTA